CGCTATTGAGCCAGCACCAATTTCTGTAGCCATTGCCATATTGCTAAGCACAGGTATGTCTTTCAACATGCTCGCAAACTTGGATAAATGCGACGCTGGTTTCGAGACTATTCCCTTGTATTCAGGCATAGATTGCGGAACGATAGCACTTGGATTTTGTTGTGTCAAAGCACAAACTTCCACGTCTTCTGCCCATGCAAACACTGTCAATGTTACAGGACTATCAGCTCCGTTCGCATGTTTCAATGTCGTCAGAGAATCACAATCAATGATGCCCATTTCTGACCATTGTGCACGAGTGACGTCTAGGAATGTACTAGGATGGAAAAATGGTAATTCCAATGTACCACCTTGACTGATAGTGGGATTGAGATACAAATGCATACGTTGTGATGCTAAACATAAATCATTCTGGCCACCATTATTGCGTGACAAACCATCGAATCCTGGTAATGGACGGTACGATATTAATAACCTTCCATAATGTAGAGATGTACCGTTAAGCATAAACTTGACGTGTAAACTAGCACGTAACAGTCTAAAATTAGCTAGACGATTGATGACGCGTGGATTGTCAAAATATGCATTCCACGGATTAAAATCCACATTTAAATTAGAATTCGTTAACCATGAAAACTCCCGTATCCGTAACGGACGCTTGAAGAAGTTATTCATGGAAACTGAATCATCATGCATGTCGTGATGCAATGACAAAACTGCGCTACCTCTTGTGTCAATAAAACCCTCGTGTGCATCTTCAAAATGTACATTAGCTGGAGAAGCCACAGGTGCAGTTGTACCATCAGAAATAGGATTCTCTGAGGCCGATTGAGGCTCGATAGCATCTGCAAATTGATCAGTCCCTTCAGATTGTACATCACCTGGCGGATCTCCATACCGTGATAGTGACGGAAATGTTTCTATGTCATCTTCAAAATGAACAGTAAGTCGCCGCACGTGGGGTTCGTCTTCTACCGATGCAATTAGCAGATCTTGTAAATTGCGCTCTAATGAATTCAAAATCCCTTGAGCACAACGAACTTGATGATACAATGTACCGATAGTTGGTGGGCGCCTTTGTGGGCGCACACGTGGCTGTGGAAATGTGTCGGGTGCAACACATTGTGGACTATGAGAGTCTCTGGTGCTCTCTCTTACCTCCGAAGCGTGACCGTTCGGACCGGACCCCCTCTCATCAGCTGAGGGGTTGCTGCTTCCAATCAAATGGGTATTGTTGTTGTCAGGGTAGGGGGGTCTTGAGATGGGTGATGCATATATCCCACCTCCACATAAAGATGTGTATAATAAATGCGCCAAAGCTAAATCTGCATCAGATCCAGTATCCAGTGACGACTGTTCTCCCGACGATTGTGGATCATTCTCCTCTTCGTCAAAAGTTTCCTCTTCTGTGAGGAATTGGTTTAAATTGCCAGCTTTCCATTTAATAACCCGATCGTCAAACGTATATTTCAACGCTTCTACAACGAGCTTCTCATCTTCTGCACAAGCTGCAATTAATTGTTGACGCCGCATTTCGTAATGCTCGCGTCCGTGTGCAAACCATTCGTGTAAGGCAACTTCCACGCACGAACAAGCAACTTCTTTCTTCGTCACTTTTTTCGAACGTACATTGCTGTGCAGACATTTAAAAATGGAATCTTCGTCCAAGGCACCTATTTCTGTGCCAATTTCTTCAATATAGACGCTTTTCCTTTTTAGAAAATCCACATAAGCTTTATGTAAGAAAGCTACCTCATCGTTAGTTTTATCCGGCAATGTCAAACCCATGTCATGCTCTTCCAAGAATCGCTTGTAAGTAATGAAATTGAACTCTTCAAACTCCTTACGGACTGAGCCAGTGGCATCGTCACCGTATGTCAAAAGAGCAACACACTCTCGAAAATTACGTTCTTTTGGAAACACGTGAAAGAAACCCATGCGAGCGTATAAACTACCCGCAACACTATTCACATACACAGTCATATTATTTCCAGATGTGTTCATAGCCATCGCCATGAGCATCGATCCATTCATGTCAATTAGAGGGTGACAAATGTCAACTATCATATTTTTCATGATGGTCAATGCTTCATCAGGATAACCCATTGCTTGGGCGATCTCTATGAATATGTTCCATACAGTACGTGTGATCTGAGAATTCATCCTTACATCAAAACTGGAATAATCCCATCCGAGCATCTTGTCATCCGACGAATACTTGGTTGCATGATCCATCAATTCTTTCCATTGTGGACCAAATGCATTCACCCCTACAGCTAACTCAGCTAAAATAGGGTGCATACATAAGAAACGTGCAACAGGCAAGCAATACATACGGATTAATAGTCCTAATGCAACGGGTGCGGCTTGAAATACACGCACTTTAATCTTATCCACTTTCGTAGGCTCATCCTTCAAAGTGGCTGTTGTAACTGGATATGCTCTGTCCCCGTCGAGATAACAAGAACGTAAGCGCTCATACTCCTTCATAATTAAAGGTGTTGGTATCCTGTTCAAAATACGACCACGATCGTCAAATTCCTCCACAAAATATAGCGGAATGCCTTCTGCATCTACTTTGTTTTTCGGACCAAAATTTGGAAACCCGGTTCCTGTGTTCATAGGAATAGGATCAATAAAACGAATTCCGTTAATCCCCATAATGGTTTCACGCATCGTTAGTGGACGCATTGTATCCACACCTTCAGAACTTTCATAGTCTCTAAATGTGGGGATGACATCTAAAATCGGTTGTAACCAATCTCGTTTTGCGCGTTCCAACAATAGCGGATCAAACATTTTGCCTGGTTTGCCAAACTTATCTACATTGGCATTAAAAGGAATCCAATTGCACTTCATAGCAGGCGGACCCCATGTGTTGGGAACTCCGCAGTGTTTCTCAATGCGTTCTGATAGAAAAGATGGTTCAACGGCACTAGAGTGCTTGTTCCGTAATTTCACGGAACCTATCTTGTGAACTTCATAATCAGTACCCATCTGCTGTAAGTGTAGTGCTTTCGGATGTATTTCCTTAGACACCAACAGTGATTTATCACACTGTGTTTCTGGAATAGTGGTTGCATTAGCCGACAAAAAATATCCTGCAGTTTCAAAATGCTTCATTGCATCTTCAATCTGCGGTTCGGTGCACGTAACACAGATTCCTGCATTGGTGCGAGAATTACCTCCTATATGCAAACCAATGATGGCTGGCTCAGCAACATCACTTAGCACGGCGCTCATACAGGCTCCTTTCCTAGCGAGCTCTGTTTCATAACTTGCGCCATACATTGTCATGTACGTATGCGACACTTTGCCAAATTGAGC